TTATAGGTTGTTACCACTTTGATTGAGGGGTGGAATTTTAAATGTAGTTGTTCTGTTAGTTGGTCTAAATCTGATCTGTATTTAGTCCAAACATTAACATCATAGAGGATGTTCACAGCTTTAGGAGCGAGACATACAACCCTAAAGGCTCGCTGTCTGGATTCACTCCATCTCTTACTCTCTAATAACATCTGCTGAGGTCTTCGTCTATCGTCTGGAGACTCAGAATTAGTCTGCACTACGGAAACTATGGGAAGAATGATATTATTATCCTTTTTAAGCATCGCAATTGTTCTTTCTGGGTTTCCATGAATACACTTGACATCTACAATAGTATCATCAGAGTTATAGTATTTCATTCCTGAGAATAACGCCTTCACAGACTGTAAAGTTTCTCGGTATATAAAGGAAATGTTGTCAGCTTGGGAGTATGAAGCTTCCAGTACTGATTTTGCTATTGCCCGTGATGATCGCGCCGAACTCCAGGTCCCTGAAGTGGTGCTACTCTCAATCATAGTAGGCTTTATAGTGTGTTCATATACCATAATTATTCCTCATATACAGGGGCTCCCCTGTTGTCATCAGAGACATCCAACAGAGGTTGGTTTTGTATCTCTTGCGTATCCCGAAGAAGTTTAGCAGAGCAACTAAGGTGGTAAATTCCATAGACCTCAAAACTATCTTCTTGAACTTCAAAAATTTCATACTTCTGATTTTGAAATTTAGGCATAATCACATCCCCAGGATGAGGTCTACGTCCAATCCTACGCACAATATAGTCCAGGTTGAAAATGAATACCTGATCATTCTGTAGTTCTATACCGAACTGTGTTAGATTTTGTTCCAAAGCTCTAGGTTCGTAATGTCCATACACTATTACTGGCTCTGTAGAGATTGGCTTATTTCTTTGCTCCATATAGACATCATCAAAATCATTATCTACCTGATGATACTTATAAAACAATAGTTTAGACCCAGCTAAACGAATAATCTCATCGTCTACTAAATTTAATAGATTAATATCAGGATTATCGGGAGTGAATAAACTAAGCTCACTCTCGATATCCTCATCTACGTCCAGAAAGGAGAAATCATTAGCTCTAAAGGTTCCTTTATTCATTTGTTATGCTTTAAATCCGTTTCTTTCTTAGGGGTATTAATCTTTTTGAGCCTCTTAGTTCCAAATCGTTGCCTAACGGGAATATTTTTCACCACCTGACGAGCGCCACCCGTTTTCTTACGCCAGGAAGCAATCAAGCCTCGTAACTTTTCTAGCATTCTTCCAGGTTGGTTTTTAACTAAGGTGGCGTGAGTAGATTTAGGACGGTAAGCCTCAGCCCCCGTCATTGAACCTGCTTTTTGTACAGTTCGCACCTCTTTACCTGCCTGTCTTTGACCATAACGAGGAGCTTTAATTAAACTTGGTCTTGAGCCAGTGCCAGTTACCCTCGCTGCTTGCCTTCTATCACTTTCGGAGTCGCCAAAACGTCGATCATCCCCCCCTCGACGATCCTCTTTCATTAACTGTTCGGCCACACGTTGCGCGATCTTTTTAGCTTTTTCGGGATGTCTCCAAGTTCCTCTAGAAGAACTTTTAGTAGCCATAGCTCTATTAAATACTGCTATTTGTTTGTGAGACATCCCTTTTGTTAGTTTGAGTACAGCCTCCTGCCTAGGAAACATCGCTTGATCAGCATCCTCACTCATCTCCTTATCCATAGGGTCTGGGAATATGGGGGGAGCAGATACGGGGCTCTGTAGCCTTCTTCTCTGCTTCTTTCGGAAATTTCTTACAATATCATCAAAATTAGGTCGAGGCTGACGAGGGGCTTCGCCCTCTTTAACAATCAGCATTTTTTTGTCAGGTGATTTTGTTGTTCCCCCCCAGTCTATCCCACTCTGATTTCTTGACGCTCTATTCCTTAAGATTCGCTCTGCGTCACTAAGCTTCACTTTCGGCTTGCCTTTAGACATAGCTCGGTGAAGAATCTTGAGTTCTCTTCGGGGTCTATCTATTTGTTTGTGCTTTCGCGCTCGAAATATCTGCGGGTTAATTTCAGTCTTTAACACCTCTCCTGTCTCATCATGAACAATAGGTCTTTCGTTAATGTATTCCATATCAATATGTACTAAAGCGGGGTGGTTCTTCGAACTCAGAAATAAGAGATTCTTCTAGTTCTTTCTTCTCTTTTTCCGAAGCCTGTATTAAATCTTTGCCATTCAAGACTGCTCCTCCACCTGGGGAAGGTAAGGATTGATACTTACCTCTAATCTCACCTAAAACACCTTTTGCACAAGCTAAAGCGTACTTTTGGATAAAGTTTTTATATGCTGGGTGCATTGTACCTGAATCTAAAGCTCGGTATTCTACAATAACCTCTTGATCAGCGAGCACTGGCATAGGATACACTTGAATGAATTGGTTATTAACCACATCAAACGAGCCCTCTTGTCCTAAGACCTTTCTTATCATCTCCAGGTGAGATTGTAGAATATAAAAATCACTAACCTGAAAGTCTCCAAATAGGAAGTTGTCTTGGAAATACTTAATAAAAAAGTCAAATTCTAGGGTTCCTGCTTGCCCTTGAATACTGAGTAGTGTCTTTTTATAGCAGCAATAGGTCAGATTGTCAATCATATACCTAGGTAACTCATACAAATTGGCATTAGCTGTAGTCTTAAAAGAACAGAACTGTGTAGTCCACATAGGAGCGTGGTAATAGAGCTTAGTAATAGCCTCATCAATACACGATTTAATTTGAAAAGGGGTCAGTTCAACTCTAACAACGGGATGCCCTAGTCTTGCTAGTATAAAATCCCTAACAGTCTGCTCGTAGAAAGAGAACTCTTCCAAGTTCCCCATAGTTGCGTCCCCTAAACTAGAGGATATAATATCTCCACGGGTACTGGACTCATTAATCCCCTGTCCAAATACTTTGTCGGCAAAAGAATTGCCGTAGTGATTAAGCTGAGGTACTATTGCTGCCATTTACTGGGTCCTTTATCTTTTTAATGATTGGTTGTTTTTTCTTAACAGGCTTAATCTCTTCTAAAAAAGATTGGTTAAGCGGGATAGCACTTTCAAAAATTTCGTTTGGTAATATTTCTCGCACTTCATTGACCCCCACTTGAAGAAGCATTTTAAATCTAGCTTTACTCTTATACTTCATAATAGCCTCCATCTATATATAGGTAAATAGAAGAAGGTTAGGAGTAAAAACTCCTAACCTTCTTGTTACTTTACTTCAGACTCAGTTAGCCTTAAGCAACACCATTATTACCAGTACCCGCTCTTTCGAAGGGCTGGAAGAGGTAGTTAGCCGTAGGACCAACAATTCTAATGATCCGATAGAATCTTGATGCTGGCTCGACAGCAAGCTTGCCGTAGCGAGTCAAGATACCCTTCCTGGGTTGGAAGGTTTCGGGGTCATAGATAGTTGGTAGCTGCTGGAGTGGGATGTATGGGCAGTAAACATAACCTGCATCCATAGGACCCGCACCTTTGTAGCCCATCATGATCTCATCCTGAGGATAAAGTGGGTCAACATAAAGATCATACTTACCAGCAAACTTACCCTTATAAAGGATCTTGTTGGCAGTATTGGTCGTTGGACCCATATTCTGAGGAAGACCACCTTCTAACTTGGCAGCACTCTCAAGAAGAGATGCCATCAAGGGTGAGGTGAGAATCCAGTTACCAGGACCGCGCTGCGTACTTGTGTAAATATCCTGAGACGCGAGGTTCAAGATTGCAAGAAGGTTTGCATACACATGACCAACATGCTGTGGTGCAAATCCGAGTGCGGTAGTTGAGAAGTCGATCATAAAGACATTCCTAAGAGTACCAGAGGTAGGACCTTCACCAAACTTGTTGGTGGTAAAGTCGTACAGGTACTGAGCGGGAGTGAAGCCCGTACCATCATCCAGGAAATCGTTAGAGTTGCCTTGATCAAGCATAGCACGGTTGAAGCCACCTGTTGGGTAGCTGTCAGCAGTGATATCATATGCAAGCATCCGAACATCTTCGATAAGCTCACGGTCGATTTCAAGGCGAAGTTCCTTACCAAGCATGTCAGTAAGTTCCCGCTCAAGATCAAGGTTGTGATAAGCTTTAAGATCCTGTTGAGCTTCAAGCGTCCAGAGGGCTCTCATCTTACGAGTACGAGCGGCAACTGGCTGTTGCTCAATGTGAAGGTTCATCTCAGGAATACCAGTTCCTGCGAGACTTTCACCAGACGAAACATCAATGCCGTAAATCCTAGAAGTATCAGGCCAAGCGGCGATCTGGCCTCCGAGAGTTGCACTAGGCATACCTCGCGCATTTGTAGGCGACTTGAGGTTACTGTCCGTAATTAGAGAACTAATGGTAACATCAGAACCAGCGCAAACATCTAAATCAAGGTTTGCCCCGTCAAAGATTGCACTAGCAACTAGGTCACGATAAGTGAGGTTCCACTTACTATAGATGTTCTGCTCGGTGTTGCCCGACTGACGGGAAGTACCCATATAGAATACTTGAGAAACAGGTCCTTGCATAGGTTGGACAGAAATGATGTTATTGGCAATAAGCTCGGGCCAAACCCGACGAACCAAGGGGAAGGCGAACTTTTGGAAAGTACCTAATTTACCTACGGTCGTAGTACCAGCAGAGTTTGCCTCATCAATTTGATCAGAGACGATAGCCTTGGCTTGGTTCTCTAATAGTTGTGCTGAAACACGCTTCTTATAATCATCATCAATACCTTCTAATACAGGAGACCACTTCTCAACGATTTTGTTGTTGATATCAAACATAATTACTCCTTATTGAATGGCATGAAAGCCATGACTTCATCAGTTATGAACTCGTTATTTGTATAACTGGGTTTATTTTGCGCGGCAATGTTTTCGGCAATAACCTGCGCTTTTTCTGACGATTTGAAAGGTTGGTCTGTAACTTCTTCCAATGAATTTACATCCTCGATCAACCTTTCCTTCTCTTCTTCCAAGGAGTCCATTCTCCCAGAAAGAGTTCTAATTAAACCTTCCAACTCTTCGTTAGAGGTTAGAGCTTTGTTAAGTTCTTCTATGAGAACGTCACGCTCTTCCGATACTTCGGTGTGTTCCTTCATCATGTGACTGATGGCGCGATCATCGTCTTCTGGGGCTAACTCAATAGCCATTAACGATTTAATCGACTCGAACAACTTAGCGTTCTTAACAATCTCTGAGTCTTGTTCTAATTCAACAAGAGCTTGATCTTTCATCTCATCAATTTTGAACCTAAGAAAACCTTTTACTTTAGTTTCTAGGTTTGAGATACGATTTTCAACTTCTTCAACAATGACACTGTTAACTAACTCGGCAATCTGGGTGACTGCTGCTTCAGACAAGCCTTCGGGAAGAAGCTCTACGATATTTTCTATATTACTGCTCATAAGGTAACTCCATTATCTACATATATTTATACAACTTATAAAATAAAAGAATAAATTTTTTATTTTTTGCAACTATCGTCTGGGATCTTTCCCCACCTGTCCAGAGGGACCCTTAAGGTTAGGGTCGTACTCACCTTTTGGTTTGGCATCGTGGTGTTTATCTTTTCCTGTTGCTTTTCGGATCTGATTTATTAGATCTTGTGATTTTTTTACTTTTTCTTGTCTCTCTTTCATTGCGGGAGACAGCTTTGGGCCTTGTGGCTCTTTGCTGGGTGGCAAATTCTTGCGCTTGCTTGCGGACCCCTCATCGCCTATTTCATCATCATCGGAACTCACACCTGTACCTTGGTGAGCAGTAGGGGCTGTGGGTTTCTTCTCCGTAGATTTTTGCACTTGATGGGTGTCTTGGGGTTTTTTATCCCCACCTCCCATTGCTGCCTGAGTTCCTTTAAAACCACCCACCGCACCAGCGACAGATAAGGCTGTTATAGCGGCTCTTTTCTTCCACTTATCAGCCCCTCGCGTCCAACCGTCTCTCCGACCCTCTGTTATCATTGCGAATGCATTGGGGTTGCTCAGTATTGCCTCTATGAGACGGTCTTCAAATTTAAGTGTTCCTTGGTGGTGTTGTGTCATTTTTTTTTGTCCTTCTTTAGTATCGTCATTAGACTTTACAGGTTGTCTCCCAGGAGAGATCCTTCTAATAGCTCCTTTTGTGCTAGTAGGAGATCCGAGGGGTTGAACTTTTCTTGTTGTATTTCCTGCGACTCCTGCGGTAGGTGTTCTTCCCCGCATAGAATCCATATTCCCCCCAACCAATCTCTGCATCTGAGACTGCATCCTGCGTCTTTGTTCTGGGGTTGCGTTCCCGAATAACTTAGCAAAGTCGAGCTTTTTTTTGGAGGTTTCAGGCATTATCTCTTGTTTGGTTTGTGTTCATATTTTTGGTTTTTTTATTGCTTTTTTATTTGTCCTGTTTTGCATATACTCATTTTGGTTACGCAAAACATCCCGTTCTTCTTCTTCTCTCTTTGCTTGCAATATTCTAGCAGCCTTCTTTTTTGCTTCCTCTGTGCCCCCTTCGATACCTTCGTAACCCCGTTGCTCATTTTCAAAGACTCTTCTTGCAAAGGAGGTTAAATTGGAAAACATACTTTTTTCTTCGTTTTGTTTGTTTGCTGGATTGTCCTGGTGGTACTTCGCTGCTTGTTTTCTTGCTTTGGCCCTCTGTTCTGGTGTGGGTCCTCTTCCTGTTCCGTCATCAGTAGACCAATCACCCATTGAGGTCTCATCAGCCGCAGCGTTCGGAGTCGCTCTGCGAGAGGCGCTTTTTTCTACTGTTTCTCCATGTTCATACGACTTAGTTTTAGGTCTATCCTGCAATCTTTTTAGCAGCTTACCCGTATCTCCTGTTGTTACTTTTCTATTTCCGTCATCGGCCCTATCGCCTTCGTTGTACTTTGGAACCTTGGTGGACTCAGATAATTTGTTCTTAAGCATCGTAATAAAGACCCGTTCATTAACGGCTTCCTTCATTGTTCTTTCATACTTAGCTTCTTCTAGAATTCTATTCTCCGCAAGAGCAGGGTAAGCTCCTCTAGTTGAGGGGTCAGCCACTAGATCAAAAGTAACGAGATTAAAATCCTCATTAACTTTCTTAGTACCCGTCATATGATCTTCACTTAAAGTGCCTAAGCCACGGGAAGAAATTCCAATTTTTACACCATCACTGATTAGTGCTTGAGCCACTTTACCAGCGGGAGTATTAAGAATCTCAGCTTCGCCAAAAACCTCAGCACCCTCCATCCACAATTTTGTAACTAAATGAGATGCATTGGTAAGTTTAACGGTATCATTCTGTGGGTGATCCAACTCCCCGCAAAGCCTACGCTCTGAGATTAGCGGCTGAAGCTTTTTAACCTGAGTCTCCAAGATAGTTTTAGGATAAACTCGTTTATTTTGGTTTGCCTCATCGGCTCTCTGGAATAAACCCCTTACCTTGGGTCTGTGGTTATTTTTAGCGGAAGCTTCTTCAATTACTTGAAGCTGGCTTACTGAGTGTACGTCTGTAATTAACATTATTTATCGTCCTTTTTGTAAGTTGTCTTTAACCTCTTTCCAGAAGCTGTTCCATGCTTTAATTTTGTCCTAACTGCGTGTGCCTTAATAGAGGACCACCGAGAAGAAGGCGTAGAGCTACCTGGAGTAAACCCCTTAGCAGATCTACCTCCAGCAGATGGAACTTGAGCTTTCTGGGAGCCTCGTCCTTTAGTTGTTACATAAGTTCTGTCTGCACCATCTGTGGTCCAAATGTCCCCTGCGCTGGTACGCTCTAGAGCTTTCTGAATTGTATCGTGAACAGGCATTCTAGATTTCTGAGATCTTAACTTTCCCTTTCCGTCCTTAGTGTCTTTTTTTTTGAAACCACTTTTTCCATAAGACGCTGCCATTTATCCATTTCTCCTGACTGATCCACTTTAAGGTGTTCATTCATCATTCTAGAACTTGGGAAATTGATAGAGGCTGAGTAGTTAGATGTTTGTAACTGCTTCTTAGTCCTTGCATCATCTCTTCTACTGCTGGCTCTAGACATGGCTTGGTCATGATCCTGTCTGCTTTTAGACTGTGCCTGAGAGTGTCCTTCTTTGCCCGATGCCATATCTCTCTTATGCTGAGATGTCTTTGCAGCCTGATCTCGATCATGAGGAGCTTGGTTCCTCTCCTGACTCCGTGCATGTTGCCCTTCTGCGGTCTTATCAGCAGTTTTAGCTCGATAGCGTTCCGTCTTAGCATCAGACTTAGCATCCTTTCTCCTTCTCTTAGCATCAGTATCTTTGGTGTATCTTTGTTGCCGTCTCTTATCCATACCACCTAAAGCTTTTCCAAAGCCTCTCGCAGCATCACCAGCTAATTTGCCAGCACCCTCAAGACCTTTCTTAACTAGGCTTCCAGCACCCTTAAGACCTTTGCGAACTAGCTTGCCCCATTTTCCACGGGCTTCTTGTTTCTTGTCGGACTTAGCGTGATCATGCTTCTGTTGTCGAGTTTCCGTGTCGCGTCTGTGTTGAGCATCAGCCTCGGATTCACGCTCACCAGAGCCCCCACCTGAGCCTCCACCTATGCCTCCCTCAGCCTCTGCGGAGGAATCACCCCCTCTTCTACGTCCACCACCAGAACCTCCTCCAGAGCCTCCTCCAGAGCCTCCTCCAGAGCCTCCTCGGGTAAGCCCCTCACGCTCTGCGTGATCACCTGTATCTCTCAGCTTATCACGAAGAGAGCGGGTAGTATCTTTCGCCTTGTCGATCTTATCTTTAGCATCTTCTCTAGCGTCTTTCCCCTCATCACCGTTTTTCCCATCACCGTTTTTCCCATCACCATTCTTCTTCTTGCTTGGGCCTAGCTTAACTTGTCTGCGTAAGCGGTCCTTAACTCGACTTGCTGCTGAAACATCCCCTTTCTCTTTATATTTGGAGCCAAGTC